TTTACTGATTCTAACACTTTTGAGCTTTTTTATTTCATCTCTGTAAATCTTTCTTATCGGTGTTCCTTGATTACATTTGTATTTAAAGTAATCAAAAAATTCACCCTCAGTCATATCGACAAAGGGTGAAAAATCATTGATAATTAACATTAAGCGAACGTAAATAAGCTCTGTGCAATTTCAAAACCACCTTTAACCGCTGAAAGTACACCTGCATCTAATGTAGTTTGTGCTGGGATAGTTAAGGTATAAACGCCCTCAACCTCAGCCAATACACTAGGAACAACTGCACCAGCAGTAGTAGTGTTCAAGATAGCAAAATCACCAATTACTAAACCAGTTACCAATCTAGGTTTTGCAAAAGAACCTCCATCAGTTGTAATCGTTACTTTTAAAGTAGTAGCATCTACAACCTCTACTGCACTTGTCGCATCTTGTAAACCATTTAAACCACTCATATCATAACCGTTTTCATCTTGTGGAATACCAGCAAAAGAACCAAACCTAACGTTGTTCTTAAGTGTGTAATTCACAAGTAATCTGTTAGGTGTAGCTCCTGAAATAGATTTTTTGAAGTATGTAGCTTTAATTGTTCCTTTTACGATAGCTAAAGGATATAAATCTTCACCGTCCTCATCACCTAAAATAGTATCCATCAAATCAACTTGATAAACAGAGAACTCATCACAGTTATAACCGTTTACTTTTGATTCTAACTTATTACCTGCACCCTCAATATACCCCTCATAAGTAATAGAACCTTTTGATATTGGGAAATTTGCCCCAAAGTCATCAGTAAACTCTACATCATCACCAGTAGCTTCTACAACTGCATTGAAGTCGCCTATTGGGTACCATCTTTTGTCTGGTGTTTCGATTAACTTAGCCGTAATAAAAGCTTCTGGCAATACACCATTAACTAAATCACTTGTACTAATCTTATTTCTTACACCGTCATTGTCGTAAGTTCTTACGAAAATTAATTTTCTTGTTACGTCAAAAACCTCTCCACAAGAGCCGTAACCTAAATTTGCAATACTGCATCCACAACCTGCCATAATATTATAATTTATTTATTTTTAACAACATTTATTTTTCTTAAAAGGCAATTCAATTGTCAACTGAATAGCACTCAATGTATCGTTTAAATACGTTTCTGTATAACCGTTTTCATCTGTGTATCCGAATATAGGGTGTAAATTAGTAGTGAAAACCTCTATTAATTCTGTCCTTTTATTCTTATTTACACTATTCAAAAAGCCATCTACTAACGATTTTAAAGGTTCTATAGTACGTTTATGGTGTTCATCAATGGTAAAATTATTGTAATCAGTTTGAGATATAAAGAATAACTTTACAACTGAACTAGCGTAAGGAATTGAATTGATATTATAATTAACTTCTAACTCTTCCAAAAGGAATACTAAAGGATAATTTTCAATAGGATTCTTACCCAAATCTTTAACTAATTCAGCGTTTACAGTGTTTACCGTTCCATGTCTAAACTTAGCCGTCTTTATAGTTGTAGTGGTTACATCTGAATCAAATACGTCACGGTCTAGGGATATGCTTTTATCACTAACTAAGGCGGTTACTGTATAATCTTCTCCTCCAATAGTTAGAATATCACCAATAGAAACATAAGACGTATTGCACGTAAGTAAATCACTACCATCAACAGTAAATGTTATCTTATTATCAATACTATTTACACACTCTTCGACTATATCAATAACATCTATAAGCATTATAAGAACTGGTTAATTATCTCTTTACATTTCAAATTAAAACCGTATTCATATTCATTAGTAAGTGCTTTGTGCATAATTGCGTTATAGCTTTTTACGTACTGATTATAAATAATAAAGTCTTTACTGTTTTGACTAGCTAACGGCTCTGATGCACTACCTTTTAACCTTACAGTTCCTGTTATAGTGTTTTGGATATAAGATTCCTTAGAGTAGTGATAAAATACATAACATGATACCATGTCTTTAATACCTAAACTAAACCATTCCCCACACTCATCACATAAATAGAACTTGTTATAAAGGTCTAGCCATTTAGGAGAAACTGGAACACCATCAACTAAATCAGCAATGAACTCATCATAATCACATTGTAGTAAATCCCTTAATACATATTCCTCAAACCTATCAATATAAGCTTGTAATTGTTCGTTTGTGTATTGGTTTTTAGACAATTTGAAATATCCGATATAATCACTGATTGCTGTTATCATTACTTAGCTTTTTTTCTTTTCTCCACTACTATCTCACAATATCCCTTTTGAACTAACTCATTAGCTATTGATAAGCCTATTGTATAAGTTTCTCCTTTGAATTGCCGACCGTAGTGATCTTTTAAAAACTTTACTTTTACCATTTCCACCATAATACTATCTTTTTATTATTAAGTGGGGGCTAATTAAACCCCCCACCAAAACCACTTCCAAACCCTCCTATAGAGGGCGTATTAGGGTGCAGTTATTGCAGTTTTGATTGTTGCAATATCATCATAGATAAATGCTTGTTTGTCTAACTCCTTAACAAAAGCGTGGAACCTAGACTCACCAAGAATCACAAATCTGTTTTTAATAAAGTCATCATTAACATATCCAATCTTTACAGAGTAACCAATGTAATTAGTAGTATTATACTTAGACATATCAGCAACAAAGATTTTACCTACTGGAATATCTCTCTCAGGTCTAATTGTAATACCTCCAATGTTTACCTGGTTAAATAGTGAAGCCGTTGGGTATAATGGGTTACCATCTGCATTTTTAACCGCTACAAATTGTAAATAGAAATCAGTAGGGTTCATCACAACTAAAGACGGCATATATGACATTTCATCCTCATAGTTATGAGTAGTGTAAATATCAGTAATACAAGCGTTCACAACGTCCATAATATTAGGATTTGTAACACCTAAAGCCATTGCTCCAGCTACAAAAGTACGACCGTAAACCGTAGCCCCTGTTGGTTGGTTATTAATACCAGTACCAAATAAAATACCTTCTTGACGTTTTAAATCATGTTTCTTACGTAATAAGTCCTGAGCGATAGACTGAATAGAAGTTACATCTTGAGTAACCTCAGTTGATAACTTAATCCATGCAGCAATCTTTACAGGCTCAGCGTATCTAGTTTTCCATTCAAAGTCAATCTCAGGCTTGATTTCCTCCTCAGCCAAGAAAGCATAATCACCATCTTTAGGTAATGTTTCTGTATAAGGATATGCCGTTAAGTTAGTAGCAACCGTAGAAGTTAAAGAATCAACCCAGTTATCTCTTAATCCAATATTTGACGGTGGTGCTAATTGCGTTCCAACAATATCAGGAATACCATCTGGATTAGTTCCGTTTGCATTTGTTACAGTACCAACTACTTTTGAAGTGTACTCAATTAAACCAGTTCCAGCTGATTGGATAGACTTAATTTTATCGTGATTCTCTTCGATAAACTTAGATACTTCATTTACAAAAGTTTCTTTGTTTTCTTTTGTTTTGAATCCGTCAATCAATTCCGCTTGGTCCGCTACTGCCTTTTTAAGCTCTTTAACCTCCTCAGCAGATTTTACACTTTCTTCGCTTAATTTCTTAAACATTGCTTCTGCTTTTGCTTTGTCGTTCTCAGACTTTGCAGAGTGATAAGCACCTAATTGTGACGCTTCTAATTTTCCTAATTCATCTTGTGAAAGTTCTTTAAACTCTCCTTTACTTGTAAACCAATTCATCTTTTACTTATTTACTTGTTTAACATTCATTTATACATCCCTAAATAGAACTCTTCAATAGCAGTCTTTTGAATGTCCTTAGACGGTTCAATGACTTCTTTCTGAGTGTCCTCTGACGGCTCAGCTCCGTAATTCATAGGTGTAATATCGTTTGATCCAAGAGGTAACATTGACCCCTCTTGTACTATTTTAGCTTCCGTAACCGCCCAAAAGAAGCCTTTTTCTTCAGCTTTATCTTTATTTGCTACGTCTAAAATATACTTATCATAATCTTTTTTTTCTGTTTTAAACTCTTTATCTGTTGAGTTAATGCAAAGGTTCATATTTACATACTCCATTTTTATAGAGTGCTGAAATCCTAACCTTTGCTGAATGTGTTTCACAGCTTGTGGACTTGAATACTTAAAAACATCTTCTGATATTTTATAAGTTAACCCCTCCACAACACTATCCGAATTATAACCTAAATCTTTTAAGTTGTAATCTGAAACAAAAACTTCAACATCTTTAGGGTATGCTACAATAGTATCTATTGTAATCTTGTGATCTGTGACATAATAAACTTTGCCATTTTGTTCTCTTGCCGACTTATCCCAAATACCTTTAATGTGAACGTCATTATGAGAATCCATATATCCAGTCGTATTAATAACTGGATAGATAAACCCTTTTTCTAATCCATCAATTGATTTAAGACTGAAATTATCAGAAGTATAATCCACTTCAACTGAATCTGACTGTTTTCTAGTTGCTTTCTTATTAGAAATAATTAGTTCTTTGTTCTCCTTTAATGCTAAAAACAAATCCCTTTTATCCTTAAATTCCTGCTTACCAAACTCTATTGATTTAATCATTTTAATACTACTTTAGAGTTGAATTTTTCTTTAAGTTCTTTTAACAATTGTTCTTT